TGAAAAATTCCAAGACATGATGTTGGGTGCTACTGATTATATAACGCCAACAATAAGAGTTGTTCGTGATATGAACTATGAAGCATATACAGGAATAAAACCAGAAGGGACAGACTAATGGCAAATGAATTTGCGTTCCCACCAGGAACAAAAAGAGAAGACGCTATTGACGAATTAATATCCGATGGTGATCTAAAAGAAGTTGTTTTAAAACAATTCAACTACATGAGGATCAAAGGTATTAATTTAGTACAAGATGCTGATGATCTTGTTAATTTATATTTAAAGATTTGCAAAGCTTTTGACGAAGGTTAAAATAAATTTGTAATCGTCTATGGCTAGTGTCATAGCAAAAATAGAAAAAAGGGATTTGCTGGGACAGGTAAGTCCTTTTTTTTATGGATCAGTTAAAAACCTTAAATGAAAACTTTATAGTCTATAGTAAAAAGGTCGGCTACTAAACCGACTTCCTCCCATCATCGGCTGATTCTAACGGATCAGCCTTTTCTTTTATAATATATGCTGCAAGTAAATCAAGTATTCCAAAAATAATTGTAATTACAGAAGTAATATATGCTTTTTCATAAATAGCAAAGCCAAATTCTATGAAGTGTGCTATGCCACCTATTGTTAAAGAGTATGAAACATACTTTCTAAATTTTTTTACTAATCTTTCTTTTTTCAAAAGCCAAATCTTTTCTAATTTTTTTAGCTAGCGCTCTTCTTTGTTTTCTATTTAAAGTTTGTGCGTTTGCTTTTTTTACTGTAAATATTTTTTCCATTTTTTTATTTTATATAGTTTATTGCAACTTATAAGTTTTGTTTTATGATATTGTATTAGAACTATGATTAGACAAATTCAACAAAATGAGTTTTCGGAGGCAATCAATCGAGACATTACAACAATAGTCAAGTTTGAAGCTGATTGGTGTGGTCCATGCAAAGCGATTATGCCATCAGTTGAAAAAATCTCAGATGAATGGTCTGATAAAGAAGTCGAATTTGTTTCGATAGATGTAGATCAGGCAAGCAGTATAGCTACTACATATAGTATTTTTTCTGTGCCAACTTTTATAGCTTACAGAAATGGTCAACCAGTTTCTGAAGTTAGATCACAAATAAACGAACCAAACATAAGAAAGACTTTCGAAAAACATATTTAACAACGCAAATAGAAAAGCTCTAGGTTTGTAGTTTTCCCTGGAGCTTTTTTATTTTTTGTCACATGTAAACGGTAATATAGTAGAATATGGATATGGGAGAGATAGAATTATCAAAAATACAATCTATTAGTTTGGATTTAAGAGATGATCTTGAATACGAAGAGTGGGTTGAAATCGGTGAAGCTTTAACAAATCAAGCAAAGCATATTATGTGGTGGCTTGGTGATTGGTGGAACTATGGAGATCGCAAGTATGGGGAACTAGCTTCGCAGGCCTTAGACTTTGGAATACCATATTCTACATTTAGTAACGCAGCTTATGTTTCAAATAAGATACCTTTAGAGAGAAGAGTTCCAGAATTATCTTGGACACATCATCATGAAGTTGCATATTTAGAAGATAATAAAAAAATAGATTCTTTGTTAAAAGAAGCTTATGAAAATAGTTATTCAGTAAGAGAACTTAGAGCAACAGTCAAAAAAAATAAAATAAGAGAAATTAATTCTAATAATGAAAGTTTTAACTTAGTAGAAAAAGCAGGAGTAAATTTAAAGACTTCTAATGTTTGGTCTTTTGGAAAACCAGATGAAAAGTATGGTATAGACAATTCTTTTAAAACACCGCCTCAAATGATTGCTAATTTGCTCTACTGGTTTACGGATGGAAATGAAAGCAAAATTGTAGATATTACAGACAAGTACCAAGTTACATACGATCTAGGAACAGAGTTAGGTTATGAAGTTACAAGCTTTGATTTGATACCAGAAAGAGGAACTAATAAAGTAATGCCTCAAGATCTATCTGTAGGTAAGTTACCTAAAGAACTTACAGAAGCAGATATTGTTATTTTAAATATGCTGGACTTCTTAGATGATCCAGAAGATCTAGATCCAGCTAGTTTTCAAAGACAAATGATTATTGACTTAGGTGTAATGATGAAAAGGGGTTCTAAACTTTTTGTCATTACTCAAGATTTAGAAGATATGAAAATTGAAAACTTATTTTCTTTAATTTATGGTGAAGAAGATTTTGCCTTAAATGAGTTTATATCTACAACAAATAAACAAGTGTATGACAAAGATCAAGAAGCTTTATACATAAAAGACAAGATACTTTTAAATAAACTAGCTTATATATTAGTTTTAGAAAACGAAACAGAATAAGCAATATACTTGCTACACTTTAAGTGATGGCAAATAATATAAAAAAACCTGTAGAAACTTTTTTTCCAGATCTACACCCAGCACAATTAAAAGTAGCAACTTCCGAAGCTCGTTGGAAAATATTATGTGCAGGTAGGCGGTTTGGTAAAACACGACTCGGTGTACAGATGTGTCTTGAAACAGCACTTAATGGTAAAAGAGCTTGGTGGGTTGCACCTACTTACACCATTGCTAGAGTTGGTTGGCGAGATATACAAGAAGCAGCAAGATCATTTCCAGAAAGTTTAGAACCAACAATATCTTTAGTGAATATGGAAGTAAAGTTTCCTTGGTCTGGTGGATCAATTGCTGTTAGATCAGCTGATAGTCCACATAGACTTCGTGGTGAAGGTCTTGATTTTTTAGTTATGGACGAGGCTGCTTTCGTAAAAGAGGATGTTTGGCACCAGGTGTTAAGACCTACACTTACTGAAAGAAAAGGTGGAGCTTTATTTATATCAACACCTATGGGTATGAATAATTGGTTTTATGAATTGTGGGAATTTGCACAAGATAAAGAAGATTGGGAAAAGTTCCAATTTGCTACTTACGACAATCCAGCTATTGATAAAAATGAAGTTGAAGCAGCTAAAACTGAAGTTGGTTCAATTGTATTTGCTCAAGAGTATTTAGCTGAGTTTGTTGAAGCAGGCCAGGGGTTATTAAAACCAGATTGGATAAAATACTTTAAAGAAAAAGGTGGTACTTTATTTGCTAGTGGTGAAAATGTTAATCTTTATGATTGCACTAGGTTTTGCACAGTTGACCTCGCTACCTCAATTCAAGAAGGAGCTGACTATACTGTAATAGCAAGTTTTGCAATAACGCCAAAAGGTAAAGTATTGGTGTTAGATGTTGTTCGTGAACGCATGGAAGCACCAGATATAATACCTAAAATAAGACAAAAAATGGCACAATATGATTTACAATGGGTTGGTATGGAACGAGCTGGTTTCCAGCTTTCGCTTATACAGTTTGCTAAAAGGGATGGCTTAGCAGTGAAAGAGCTTAGAGCAGATAAAGACAAAGTTTCACGAGCTATGCCACTCGCAGCTCGCATGGAAGCAGGCGATATCTTTTTTAGACAAGGCGCACCTTGGTTAGTAGAAGTAGAACGAGAACTTATGAGTTTTCCAGTAGGTCATCATGATGACATTGTAGACGCAATAGGTTATGGAGTTTTAAGCGCACAAGCTAAAAGAGAATGGACAGCTTACTAAATGGCAGAAAATAAATCAAGATTTCAAAAAGCGTTAGAGTTTTTAAACGCACCTACACAAAGACAACAACAAAAAATTTCTAGATATAATCAACAAACTAGTTTAGATCGTGCAGTGTATGGCTATAACACTGAGTCAGGATATTTTCCATCAAGCATGCTTGATGATGTAGGAGATGGATCTAACAATTCAGCGGTTGTTGCTTGTTTAAATGTTTTAGCAACTTCTTTTGCAGAACCTAAAGTAAAAGTTTGCTTTGAAACTGAAGATGGCGATGTAGAAACAGTAAAAAAACATCCTGTCAGTCAATTACTTGATAGACCAAATCCTTTTACATCTGGTAACTTATTAGCACATTACATAGTTACTGCTTTGTCTGCACATGGAGATGCTTTCTTATATAAAAACCGTAACGCAGATGGAAGTGTGGTAGAGCTTGTACCTTTAATGCCTGATATGATAGAGCCTCAAGGCGATGAAAATCAATTGATCCAGAATTTTAAATACAGTCCTTATGGTGGGCTGGGGGGTAATAGTATAACACTTAAAACTGAAGATGTTGTGCATATAAGAAATGGTATCGATCCAAATAACCATAGGCGTGGTTTTGCTCCTCTAAAATCAGTATTAAGAGAAATCTTAGGTGATGAGGCTGCAGGACAATACGCAGCAGCACTTTTACATAACATGGCTGTACCAGGTGTCATCCTCTCACCTAAAGATGATGCAATGGGCGGTCCTTCAAAAGAAGAGGCTGAAGCAATCTCTGCTATGTATAAGCAGAAGTTTGGTGGTAAAAATCGTGGTGCGCCAATGATTTTGTCTGGCGCAATGAATGTAGAAGTCGTATCTTTTTCACCTGATCAAATGAACTTAAGTGAATTAAGAAAAATTCCTGAAGAGAGAGTTTCAGCAGTTTTAGGTGTACCTGCTATTCTTGCTGGTTTAGGAGCTGGTCTTGATGCTGCAACCTACAACAACACAAGAGAATTAAGAGAGTTTTTTACTGAACAAAAACTTGTCCCTCTTTGGAAAGCAGTAGCTTCTGAACTCACACACCAATTATTAAAAGTTGATTATCCTGCTGAAGATTTTTTTGTTCAATACAATTTAGAAGATGTTAGAGCTTTATCTCAAGACAAAGACGATGTTTACAAAAGAATGAATACTGCTGTACAGGGTGGTTGGATAACAATTGCTGAAGCTAGAAAACAAGCAGGTCTAAACACAGACGAAACACATGATTTATATTTAAGACCAATGAATATGGTTGAACGCCCAGTCGATGGTAGTAGCGCACCAGTACAAGAAGAGGATGAAAAAAATAACGAAATAGAAGATCTTAAAAATATGATAAAAGATCTTCAGGAAAAAGTACTTACCTCTACAGCAGCCGCTGTGGATTCTGTAAGAGAAAGTATTATAAAGCCAACTGCAACACCCTTGAACGAAGAGAAGTATGTTGCTGAAATGCCAAATGGTGCATTTTGTATTCTTGATCATGAGGATAATAAAGTTATAGAGTGTTTCAAAACTCGTGAAGAAGCAGAGAGAGCATTATCAAATATGAAAAAAGACGCTAAAGCTCCTAAAGTTACAAACTTTCCATCTTCTGGTGACAATCAAACAATATCTATTTCAAATTCAAAATTTAAACAATTTCCAGATTACAACTATGTAAAAGATCTAAAAGATAACTGGCCTGAGATATGGCGAAGAGCAGGTACAGGTGGTAACCCACCAACATCATTTACTGGTAA